GTATACATATGGAAAGTATACATATGGAAAGTATACATATGGAAAGTATACATATGGAAAGTATACATATGGAAGAAAAATAGGTGTTTTTTCAGTTTACTAATTAATAAAATTCGTTAAATAAATGTAATATAAAATATGTTTTACATTTATACAATTTATACGCTAAAAAATATGATTAACGAATTATTTGATATTTGTTGTGAAATCGCCCCTAACAAATGCGATAATATAGTAGAGGATGATTTTGAAAGTGATGATTTTTTAGCTAACATTAATGATGAATTTAAGTTGCCAATCTATTATAACGAATCCAAAGTTCAATTAAATCCTAATATTATTAATGATTTAGAATTAATAGAAACCATTGACCCATCATGTAACAATATTTATAGTTTTGTACTTGATACTAGTTATAATCCAATCACAACACAAATAGTTAATCAGGTCTCTCAATATTATACAAGTGATGTGAAGTTCTTGAAAGATTATCAGACCTTACTGAAAACGTACAAACCTATTCCTAATACTAGCAAAACTGATTATAGCCAAATATTGTCTATTTGGCATGACGTAAAAGGGGATGATGATTTTAAAAACAAGTATTGCTATGTAGACTGGCAATGTCTTGAGTTTGTAAATAAATCCGAAGTACTTCTTCAAATACTTAGTATTTTTAATGTTGCGTCGCCGTTAGTTTCGTTCTGTGTCCCCATTTTTATACTTATCGTCCCTTTTTTTATCGTTCAGTTTCGTGGGGTTACTCTGTCCATTACAGAATACATGGAGATATTAAAAGGACTAATGGCGGACAACGCGATCGCACGATTGTTCACCGATTTTAACGAAGTTAAATTACAGGACAAAGCATATCTATTAATTTCTGCGTTTTTTTATGTGTTTTCTATTTATCAGAATATTCAGGTATGTCTTCGGTTCAACAAAAATATGTATAAAATACACGCACACTTTCTAGAAATTACACAATATCTTACAAGTACTGTTACTCGAATGGACAATTATCTGGAGTCTTCTTTGCACCTGCCTTCTCAACAGAGATTCAATGAAGTGTTGCTTAAAAATAAAAAATTCATTGCGGAATTCAAAAATAATATTTCCGCCATTTCAGAGTACAAATTATCCGTGAGTAAGTTATGCGATATTGGGCATGTTTTAAAATACTTTTATCAATTATATAATGACCCTGAGTACAATAGTGCGTTTCTTTACTCCTTTGGATTCAACGGATATATCGATTTCTTAGAAGGTATCTCTAGTAGTATTGATAAGGGTTCCATAAATTTTGCGGATTTATTAACAACCGACGAGAGTTCAAAAAAGCAAGGTAAAAAGAAACGTAATAAATTTGTAAAGAGTTACTATGCTTCGTTGAAACACAGTTGTCCTACCAAAAATACCGTGCTATTAGATAAGAGTTTTATTATTAGTGGACCCAATGCGGCAGGGAAAACGACCATTATTAAGTCCACCCTTATTAATATCATTTTATCTCAACAGTTTGGATGTGGATTTTACGAATCTGCGAAATTGAAACCGTATCATCACATACATTGTTATTTGAATATTCCGGATACATCTGGACGGGATAGTCTGTTTCAGGCGGAGGCACGCAGATGTAAAGAAATTTTGGATTTTATTAAGGATAATAAGAGAGAAACACATTTTTGTGTCTTTGATGAACTATACTCTGGGACCAACCCCGACGAGGCGGTAGTCAGTGCCATTGCGTTTTTGGAATACTTGGTTAAAAATAAAAACGTAACTTGTATACTTACCACTCATTTTAGACAGATTTGTGACAAATTTGAAGAGAGCGACCAAGTAGTTAATAATCACATGGATGTCACCAAAGACGATAATAACCGAATTACTTACAAGTACTTGTTAAAATCTGGCATATCAGACGTTAAGGGTGGAATTAATGTGTTGAGTGATATGAACTACCCGAAAGAAATAATAGAAAATTCGGTAAAATATGGTAAGGGGTTAAAATAATTGTTTAGTAAAAAACCATAATTTAATATTATATATATTCGTTAGTTAAATAAATTAAATATATCTTGTTTCTGTATTAAATACAAAAACAATGGCCTCTTTTATTGATATTTTTAACCCATCTTTTTTTATGTTTCTGGGAATCGTTGTCTTGGTTGCCGCTCTATTAATTGTTTATTTTGAAAGTAAAATGAGAGAGCAAAACCATAAAATTTCTTCCATGTTTAGTTTAGTCACTGCGATAACAGATGAACTAAACAGCGTCAAGATGATTGCTCTTAGCGGAATGCGACCAAACCATATTCCTGACGACGGTCCAAAGTTGGAGGAGTCCATGCCAGTAATTAAAATAAGAAATGATGAAGCCATCACATTAATTGAAGTGTCCGACGATGATACGGATGACGAGGATGAAGAAGACGAAGAGGACGAGGATGATTCTGGATCATCTGACTCAGAGTCGGAATCGGATGAAGTAAAGGAACCACCAGAAATAATTGAAATCGGGGATTTAAAATCGTCCAATATTAAAATACTTAATGTGAATATGATGTCCAGTAATAGTCAATCCTTTTGGGCGGCCGCGGCCAGTGAAATTATCGAGTGTGATTTTGAAGATGGAATTGATGAAATAGATGCCGATTCTTTTTCTTCCGAGTCTTCTTCTGAGAGTGGAGATGATTCTGATGCCATTCTAGTTATGGAAGAAATTATGGTCATTAAAGAAGAACCCAAAGTCGAAGAGCAAGCAGAACTTGAACCACCAGAACCCGAAATTATTGATTTAACCGAGGACAATGAAGACGAGCCCGACGCAATTATCGCATCACCAGAGATAAAAATAGAGCCAGGTACTTTTAACCAATTGGATTTAGAACTAAAAACGATTCACATATCCAATTTAGAAGAACCCACTCCGTTCGATTCCGCCGTAATTGATTATACTAAGGCATCCTTGAATAAATTAAGACAAATTGTCGTTGTGAAAGGGCTTGTGGAGGATTCCTCCAAATCGTCCAAACTGAAAAAAGGAGAATTATTAAAATTATTGGGTGTTTCTGAATAAAATATAATATGTATACTATATAAAATAAAAAATGTCTTCTTGGACTTGTTATAGCGGCTCGAATAATATTCACTTTGATTATCCTCCTATTGTATCTGACGGGCGACTATTTACAACCTACCAGCCCGAAAGCGTGATTAACCAACGCATCCAAAAGCAAGAAAATATTCATACCAACTGGTCTTATCGTCAATACATGCAGCGTAATGGGCTGGAAATTATGAAATATAATTCATTGGAATCTTGTTATGAGTTGGGACTTGACCCAAGTACAAAAACAAATAATACGTCTTCTCCGAATGTGCCATTATTATACAATACTTCTTTTGATACCAATAAGCCTGGCTACGGATATTGTAATAGTGACTTGAAAACTCCTTATCTTAGTCGAGAACAATTAAATGCGAGGATGATTTCCCCAAGTATTAGTATGGTTAGTATGAATTAAATTTGTTTATCCAATAGTTTATTTTTTGAAATACTTAATTGGTTTCTCTCTTCTTTTCTTATACCAAAACCACTTTAAAAATAAATAAACTAAGAACTAAAGCAAAAATAAACGCAATGGCTCCGCTATTGCCTGAACCAAACTCCTTATAAAATGGTTTTAAGAACTTCCCAAAGAGTTCGGTTTTATCAATAACAACGTCTAAAATATATCCCCATATGTAAGCGATAAGGAAAAACATAAGTGTTTCGAACATATTCGTGGGCAAGTACTTTTTAAAAAGCAGAAAAAAAAGTAATATTAATATTATGGTGGCACCGGAAATTATAATACCTGAGTAAATGGCTAGTTTAGTAATGGATTCACTATTATAATACGGTGTAAGAGAAGAAAATAGTTTGGTTCTTTTACTTAAATCATTTAGAACAACATCGCATATAAAGCCGACCACAAAAGCAACTAAAATAAAAATCGATAATTTCATATAATATAATAATATACATACGTAATATTTTATTATATCTTTAAAGTTTCTTTAAAATTCTTTATATATTTCATTATTTCAAGTATGAAAATTCTTAGTATTGATGTTGGAATTAAAAACCTCGCTTTCTGCCTGTTTGAATTATCCGCACCAGACGAATTAAGTATTTTAAAATGGGATGTAATTAGTTTAGCAACGGACGTTCCAACTTATCAGTGCGGGGTTTTGGACAAATCAAAATGCTGTGGTAAACCGGCGAAATTTACGAAAAATAATCACTGTTTTTGTTTAAAGCACGCAAAAAAACAAAAAGATTATTTAATTCCTACGGCAGAAATGAAACCCGCATTTATAAAGAAACAAAAGGTTGCTCAATTGATTGAACTTGCGGACAAATACAAAGTGTTTTACACTCAACCTATCAATAAATCGGCTTTAGTTGATTACATTAACCAACACTTCTGTTCAATTGCCCTAGATACCAATTGTAATCAAAACATTAACGCTTCTAACATTGACTTGGTAACCGTTGGAACTCACCTAAAAAATAAATTTAATACCTTATTTACAAGTGAGGGAGTTATCGACTATGTCATTATTGAGAATCAAATCAGCCCCATTGCGAACCGTATGAAAACAATCCAGGGAATGATCGCTCAGTATTGTATTATGCGTGAACCGGGAGCAAAATCAATACAGTTTGTATCTGCTTCCAATAAACTGAAGAATGTGGATGGCCAAAAAGCAACTTATGCGGAACGAAAAAAGTTGGGAGTTGAAAAGTGTTTAGAAATGATTTCTTCCAACGAAAATTGTCATGCGCAAGTAGATTTCTTTAAATCGCATAAGAAAAAGGATGATTTGGCAGATTCATTTTTACAAGGAATATGGTTTATAGAAAGTCATAAAGACAAATTTTCATTTTAAGCAATTGTATTTTTGTTTAATATATATAATGATTCGTAATACTTAAAATTAAATGTTCTAGTTAATGAATAAAATAATATATTATGATGAATAGTTCTGATATCATAGAAATCTCGGAATTAGATTTAAACGACAATTTTGGTGCATCTTTCAGTCAAACCCAAAAATCAACTAATTTTGGCGGTGGCATTGAATTACTAATGAACGATAAAATTAGGGACGCTGGCAAACCCAGTGCGGATATTGATTTGGAAGACCTTAATAATTTAGAAAATGAACTAAATAATCTTGCGGATTCTTCGCCTGCTCCTTCCGCATCCATGTTTAATAATATTAATAAAGCGGATTCAAATTCACAAGACGATAAACCTAGCGTACGGTTTTCTGATACCAGCTCTGCGTCTGCTTCGTCTAAAGAATCGTCTTCGAAAACCTGGGATGGATACGCACAGTTTAATAATATTCCTATGAACCCAGACAAACACGTTCCCTTACAACCTCAAATGTCCAAGGAAGAGTTATTGAGAGAGAAATTTAGATATTTAAGAAAACTGGAGGCACTCGAGAAGAAAGGCGTTGAATTATCTAAGAAATATACGATGGATTCCCCTCTAAATGAAATGCAAGGAGAATATGAAACCATTTTGGAAGAAAAAACAAGACAAAACTCGGTGAAGTTTCAAGGAAACATGTTGATGGCGGTTATTAACGGAATTGAATTTTTAAATAATCGTTTCGACCCATTCGATATTAAGCTCGATGGATGGAGCGAACAAATTAACGAGAATATAACTGAATATGATGAAATCTTCGGGGAGCTTTATGAAAAGTACAAATCAAAGGCAACCATGGCACCTGAATTAAAATTATTGTTCCAACTTGGTGGTAGTGCAATGATGGTGCACATGACAAATACCATGTTTAAGAGTTCGGTTCCTGGAATGGACGATATTTTTAGACAAAATCCGGATTTGATGAGGTCATTTCAGAACGCAGCCGTTAACTCTATGGCAGGAACAAACCCAGGGTTTTCTGGATTCATGAGTGGAATGATGAACCCGGAGCCACAAGTCAGCCGTGGATCAGGACCCCCCGCGCCGCTTGCCACCCAGGGCCCAAATTCAATGCCTCCTTCGGCAAATCGTGCCGGAAACAATAACTATGGAAGACCCGATACTAGTATGCGTCAAAGTTCCTTCTCCAACAACAATGATGGAATCGATATTAGAGAGAACTATGGTTCCACGAGCGAAGCAAGAAAACGACCTGAGATGAAAGGTCCGGGGGACATTTCGGATATTCTCTCTGGTTTGAAAACCAAGACAATTAATATTCAAGAGTCTCAACAACCACAATCCCGCCCCACGAATAATAACGACAGCAGTACTATTAGTATAAGTGATTTAAAAGACCTTCAGGCGGACGGCAATTTTCCAAAGAGAAGCAAGAGACGTCAAAAATCGGCCAGCAATACTATTAGTTTAGACATTTAATAAAAATAATATAAAAAATCGTTTGTGTTCCTTGTAAATTAATAATTTTAACTTTATAATATATACTATATAGTTAAAAATGAAAACCCAAAAACATCATAAAAGACATATTAAACGAACTAAAAAACATAAAATAAAAAAACCAAACTCGACACGTAAACGCAATAATAAACGCGGAGGTGGACCTACCAGGTCTGAACGACTTGAAAACATGAGAAAAAACCGAGAAATAGCCTTACCCAAAGAAGCCGCCAAAAGGGAAAAAATAAATACCAAAGCACGGATTAAAAAAATACAAAAGGCAACAGAAAATTTGTCGGCTCCCGGAATAAATGTCGTAACAAACACAGCCGTTACGGTTGCGGTTAACGACATCATTGCCGGGGTGAATGATGTCGCGATTGAAACCGCTAATAAAATGGCACCT